TGTTGCGGGACGCCACGCAACGGCAGTTCTTCGAACTCTGCGAGCGCGCGGAGTTGCCCTACCAGTTGCATCGCGCCGAAAATCGCGTGACGATGCTTCACAGCAATTCGGACATTCTGTTCCGATCGCTGGACAATTTCGAGCGGTTGCGCGGTCCGAACTTAGCGTGGTTCGGTATCGACGAGTTGACTTATACCGCGCCCGAGGCCTGGCTGCGGTTGGAAGCGCGTCTTCGCGACGGGTACGCTACACGGCTGTGCGGGTTTGGTGTCTTCACGCCTGCGGGATTCGATTGGGTTTATCGGAAGTTTGCTTCGAAGCGGGCCAAAGGGTATCAGTTGATTCAAGCTGCGCCATTCGAAAATCGCTTCATGCTGGACGCCGTGCCCGACTTCTACGAGAGGCTGCGGTATTCCTACGATCCGCGATTTTACGAACAGGAAGTGCTCGGGCAGTTCTTGAACGTCCGGCAGGGGCGCGCCTATTACGGGTTTTCGCGACGGGAACATGTGCACGAAAAGGCTTACGACAACACTCTGCCAATCCACTGGACGTGGGACTTTAACGTGTCGCCGATGAGTTCGCTGATTTGCCAGCGGCATGGCGATGAGATTTGGGTGCTGGACGAAATTGTGCTGCAAACTTCCTCGACCCCTGAGGTTTGCCGCGAATTCATCGACCGCTGGGGCAAGCACGGACACGGACCCAATCGCAAGCTGCTGATTTACGGCGATGCCTCCGGCGCGGCTAGTCGCAGCGTCACGGGACGATCGGATTATCACGTGATTCGGGAGTTTTTCCGCACCGAACCGGAGTTCGACCTGCGATTGCAAGTGCCGCCGTCGAATCCGCCAGTACGGGATCGCGTGAATAACGTGAATGCGCGGCTCGTAAACGCGGCGGGGCAACGCCAGGTCTTCATCGATCCGCGCTGCAAAGAACTGGTCGCCGACCTGGAACAAGTGGTCTATAAGGCGGGCAGCACGCAGATTGACAAGGAAAGCGATCCGGCGCGGACGCATACCTCCGATGCCCTGGGGTACTACTTGTGTCAAGCGTTCGCGGAGCCTGTTGGTGAGAAAACCAGAAGATTAATCTAGCCACCGAGACACGGAGAACACCGAGTCCGGAAAAACCTTGAGAAGATCTCTCTTGGGTTTTCGCTCTCGGTGTTCTCGGTGTCTCGGTGGCTAATACTCCGATTCCTATGCCTTCCCTACCCATCGAAACCCTCGACCGCGAGCATCCCGACTACGCGGTCCGTAAGATCATGTGGCGGCGCTACGCCGACCTTTACACGGGCGGCGAGGTGATGCGCATCAACGCCGGGTTCTTTCTGCCGAAGCGTCAGAAAGAGCCAGCCGAGGTTTACTACGAACGCCTGTCACGGGTGTTCTACGAAAACTATATCGGCTCCATCATCGACTGGTATGCGGCGACGCTGCTGCGCGCTGAACCGATGATCGCGCTGACGGGCGCGGAGCAACAAGAAGGTTTCTACAACCTCTTTCTCGACGACTGCGACCTGTCCGGCGCCGACTTTGTGGAGTTCTTCCGCAAGGCATTCCTGCAGGCGTTGATCTATCAGCAGTCGTTCGTGTTGGTGGACTTTCCCCGCGTCGATTCCGCGAACGGCTCGTTTCAAAGCCGCGCCGAAGAGGACGCGGCCGGCAAGTCGCGCGCCTACCTGGTGAACTACACGCCACTCGATATTCCCAACTACAAGATGGACTCGACCGGGAATCTGGAATGGATCGTGATTCGCACCAAGGAGCGCTTTCAACAATCCTTCGACGATCCCACGGAAGTTGCGCGGACAACCTGGACGTACTTCGATCGCCAGGAGTTCCGCAAGTATCAGTTGGATACGTTTCCCGGTGGGGGATCGGACCGAATCAGTTCTGTGGGCTCCGAAGTTCCGCTGGTGGAATCCGGACCACACGCCTTGAGCGCGGCGGGTAAGGTGCCGATTATACCCATCACCGTCAGCGACGGTTTGTGGCTCGCTAATAAGGGCGCGCTGTTGCAGATCGAGCACTTCAACAAGTCGAATGCGCTTTCCTGGGCCCTGCACATGGGTTTGTTCGCCATGCCGGTGATTTACTCGGAACGCGACTGGCATCAGGTGGTGGGAGAAAGTTACTACATCCAACTGGGGCCCCAGGATCGCTTTGGATGGACCGAACCGGAAGGCAAGGTCTACCAGATTGCGCAAACCAACTTGGACAGCCTGAAGGACGAAATCTACCGGGTGTGCTACCTGATGGTCCAAGCCGGCGGCAATGAGTCGCGCAACTTGGGGCAGTCCGGCGTCAGCAAGCAGCGCGACTACAGCATCACGCAGGAAGTGCTGCGCGCTTACGGCGACATCCTCAAGGGCGCCATGAAGCATACGTTGCAAATGGTCGCTGGCGCGCGGCAGGACGAGATCGGCGTGGACGTGAGGGGTCTCGACCAGTTCGACATCGCCGATCTATCCACGGAGTTGCAGGACGCCCAGCAGATCCTGCAGATCGTGCCCGATTCACCAACCTTCCGTAAGGAAGTTCAAAAACGGCTGGCTTTGAAGATGTTGGACGATTCCGAGCCGGCTCTGAAGAATCAAATCGTCAGGGAGATTGATCAAGCATGAGCAACGAAGCGATTACCGAAATGCCCGTCCCCGCACCCACCGCAGCGCCGGACCTGTCGAACCTGATCGAGCAGACCGTGAACCAGGCGCTGACGCAATTTCAAGAGCGCCAAAAGGCGCAAAGCGATCCACCCGACGCGGTCTTGCACGGCGAGCTCTTGCAGGAACGCAAGAAACGAGAAAACCTCGAGCGGCGCGTCAACGAGCTGATCGAGGAAGGACGCCGGGCCCGCGAGGCGGCCGAGCAGGCCGATCGTTACGCCAGTATCAAGAGCGAGCTGCAACAGCTCGGCGTGACGAAAGTGGATCTGGCGTTCAAAGCCGTCCGCGACGATGTGCGTCGCGACGGCGAAAAGTTGGTCGCGCAAACGGATGATGGCGCTGTGGCACTGCATGATTATCTCACGCAGTGGGTGACGGCCAATCCGGAATTCAAGCCCGCGCGAATCGCCGGCGGCGCCGGGACCTCCCCGTCCCGATCCAGTGCCGCCGGCTCCTCCACCTTCGACCTGGATCGCATCCGTCCCGGCATGAGTGCCGAGGAAATGGAGCGCGCCCGGCAGGAGATCGCCCGCGTGGCAACGCACGCCATGGGCGGCGTACTGCTTTAAATCAAAAATCAAAAATCAAAAGTCAAAAATCAAAAGTCAAAAATGGAACACACCCTGCCCCCAACTCGCGCTCCCTGCCGCTTGGCTCCACGCTAAGACCTATCACATACCCCAGGGAAGCCGTCAGATCGTTCTTCGTTTTTGATTTTTGATTTTTGATTTTTGATTTTTGATTTGACGTCTTCCCGTAGACCACAAGGAGAGAGAAATGCCCGCAATTACCTCAACAAACGTCGCGCAGGCCATCGTAAAACTGGTGGCCGCGGACGCGCTGCCGGCGCTGGTCGGCAATCTGGTGATGGGAAATTTGGTGAACCGGAACTATGAGCCGGTGCTGGCGCAAGCCGGCGACACCGTGAACGTGCCCATCGCCCCTCAGCTCACGGCCAACAATATCGCCGAGGGCAACGCGGTCCAGCCGCAGAATCCCTCGCTGGGCAATGCGCAAATCGTGCTGAACACTCACGTGGAAGCCACCTTCCAGGTGCCCGACGTGACCAAGGTCCTGACCGTACCCGACCTGCTGAAGACCTACATGCAGCCGGCAGTGGTGGCGATCGCCGAGAACATCGAGAACAGCATTCTTGGACTGTACGCCGGCTTCACGGCCAACACCGCGGTCGGCACGGCGGGAACGCCGCCCACTGAAGCGGTCATCGACTCCGCGGAGTCCACGCTGTTTAAGGCCAAGGTTCCGGGCGGCCAGCAGAAGTATCTGTTGGTGAACTCCGACTTCTACTCGGCGTTGCGCCAGATTCCGCGGTTCAGCGAGTATCAGAACACCGGACAGGCTGGCATCGATGCGCTGATCAGCGGCAACGTCGGCAAGATCAAAGACTTTCTGGTGTTCCGCTCGCAGTACGTGCCGCAAACCACCTCCAGCGGCACCACCAACACGCACAATCTGGCATTCACGAAAGACGCCATCGGCTTGGTGGTTCGCCGCCTGCCGCAGCCGATCCCCGGCACCGGCGCCATCGCCGAGTACGCCGAGATGGGCAACTTCGGAATGCGCGTGATCATGAGCTACCAGCCCAACACGCTGGCGCAGCAGTTCACCGTGGACGTGCTGTACGGCACGGCCATCCTCCGCAACAACTTCGGCGTGCAGGTGAACAGCTAAGGACAAGGTCCGAGGTCCGAGGACTGAGGTCCGAGTAGTTGGCTTTCGACTCGGACCTCGGGCCTCGGACCTCGGACCTTAAAAAACATATGGACGTCAAAACCTACTACCGTAAGCTTCGCGAAGTCGAAGCAATTCTTCCGGACGAGACTGTCCTGATCAGCAAGGCGACAGAGGAAGGTGGACGCGCCGGACGGTTCACCGAAGCTCCGCGCGCGGTGGCGGCTCGCTTGATCGTGGAAGGTGTCGCGGAACAGGCCAGCGAAGCCGACGCCGAACACTACCGCGAGCAAGTCCGGCAAAACCACAGCGACGAAATACGCCGCCGCGCGGCGGCCAGCATCCAAGTGAACGTGATCACCGAGGAGCAGGCGCGCGCGCTGGTCTCCAAACCCTCACCCGCCTTGCCAACACGAGCGGGGGCGAAGGTCGAGACGAAGGCAGAAAAACACTAGAGGACAACCACCATGGGCAATCAAAATCTCATTTTGACTTCGCAGGCCGCGGCTACTGCCTCGGGAACATCCAGCGTCCCGCTGGATGTTTCCCTGATGACGGAGATCGCCACTTTCCTGGTGGTCCACAGCGCCTCCGGAACGTCGCCGTCGTTGACCGTCACTCTTCAGGACTCCCCGGACGGCGTCAACTGGGCCAACGTTTACTCATTTCCCGCGGTTACATCCGGCTCCACGGTGTTGCGTGCCGGATGGGCCGATCTAGGAATGTGCGTCGGGCGATATCTGCAAGCATCCTGGAGCGTCACCGGAACATTACCCAGCTTCACCTTCTCGCTGAGCGTTGTTCCCATCTCGGCGGAGTAGCAAACGGAGAACCCAATGCTCTTCACAGACGGACCAATCTCCACCGTGGACCAACTGGCGGATTACGAATCGGAAATCCGCCAGGTGGCTTCGGCCGAAGCGATCAACCTGGACACCAAGCTGAGCTTGGCGCAAACCGAGATGGGCATCGAACTGCTTGCCACCAGCGTACAGCCGGACGACGGCAACTTGATGGTCGGCTGGATCCGCAACGGTTTCCGGCTGGAACAAGTGGTGGTCACCAAGGCCTTGCAGTTGTGGAACATTTTCGCCACGTTGGCATCGGTGTATCGCGACGCCTACAACCGCAAGCTGAACGACAAGTATCTGCCCAAGTGGAACGAGTACCGGTCGCTGGCGGAATCGGCCGAAAACAACTGCCTGACGATCGGCGTGGGACTGGTGAACAGACCGCTGCCGGCGCCGGGCGCGCCGCAATTGACGGCCGTCACCGGCGGATCGCTGCCGGCGGCGAACTACTCGGTGCAAACGACTTGGGTAAACGAAACGGGCCAGGAAAGCGTTCCGTCGCCGGAAACCGCGCTGGCCGTCAGCGCTGGGCAGCTTGTGATGATCCAGCCTGCGCCTCCACCCAAGAACGCCACGGGATGGTTTGCTTACGTCTCTACCGTCTCGGGACAAGAGCAGAAACAATTCGTGGTGCCGGTGAATCCCTATTACGCGTGGACGCTGCCGGTCAGCGGCTTGATCGCGGGAGCGGCGCCCGGCAATGGCCAGCCGTACGACATTCTTCGCACCGTGCCTCGCACGTTGCAGAGAGGCTAACGCAAATGGCGCAAACTACCGCGGCCGCCCTCGATCGCCTGCTAGCACTGCTGGTCAATCCGGACGCCGGCGTCAACGCGCAAATGTCCACGATCGAAGCGCGCGACGGCGTGATCATGCAGCGCATCCCCGACGCGCAGGTCGTGACCATGAACCTGTCGGCGGAAGTCGCCGACGACAATCTGGACTTCGAATATCCGGCGATTTTCCTGTGGGGCGAGGAAGCGCAAAACGACAACCGCGAGAAGTTCGCTTGGTTCAGCGGAACCATCGAGCTTGCCGTGGACCTGCGAATCACCGCCGACGGCCCCGAAAACCTGGAGAGCTCGTTGCACCGCTACGTCGAAGCGATCCTGAATGTCTTGCAAGCTTCGCAGGGCGAGTGGACGCCAGGGTTGGTCTTCAGCGGGCAATATACGGTGCGGTACTCGCCAGCTCGCTTGGGCGGCGACAACTTTCTTCAGACGGCCAGATTGGCTGTGAGCTTGGAACAATACGTGGCTTTTTAGAACACCTTAGGGTTTCGGTGTCAGGTTTCACCGGATGACGCGGCGGAGCAATCTGATCCGCCAGCGCTTTCTCACCACACGAGAACCTGACACCCAAGCCCTAAACATCCGATCCGAATGGTGCACACATGCCCTACGTTTCAACTGAACTGAATCGCCATTATGCGGCGCTGGAGTCGAGCTATGGCGCGACTCCCACGCCTGCGCCATCCAATGCCTTTCGCTTCCTGAAGTCCTCCATTGATCTAGTGCAGGACTATCTTCAGCGCCAGGACAAGACCGGCAGCCGAAGTTATGCCGGTGTCGCTCCGGGCGGCCGGCGGCATGGCAAGTTCGATGTGCAATCCTACTTGATCCCCAGCGGCACGCCCGGGACGCAACCCAACATGGGACCGTTCTTCCAAGCGGCGTGCGGCGGTACGCCGCAGACCTTCGCCGGAGGCACGGCCATCGCAGGATGCACCACCAGTTCGATCCTGTTTGCGGCTCCGCACAATTTGAGTGTCGGCCAAGCGATTGGCATCGGCAAAGAAGTCCGCTTCGTGATCGCGGTTCCTTCCTCCACTTCGGTCACCGCTGATCCGCCGTTTTCCACCGCGCCGCCGGCAGCCACGGCAATTACCTCGACGGTCACGTATCCTCTTGCCGATGTCCCGCCGACGCTGTCCCTGTTCGACTATTGGTCGCCGTCCACGGCGCAGCAGCGCATTCTTTGTGGTGCGGCCGTGGACGAAATGGAAGTGGACGTCAGTGGCGATTTTCACCAAGTGACATTCTCCGGCGTTGGCCAAGACGTAATTGACTCCGGCACTTTCACTTCCGGACAAGGTGGGCTGACCGCCTTCCCCACTGAACCGACGTCGCAGACCAACAACGGAACGCCGTTGGCCGGATGCCTGGGCCAGATTTGGCTGGGCAGCCCCGCGAACGGCTTCACGACGGCGAAGTTTGCAACGCTCTCGACGGCCAAGCTGCAGTTGCAAAATCAATTCCAACTCCGTGGCAACGAGTTCGGCAACTGCATCCCGCAAGCCGCTGTCGCAGGTCAAAGGAAAGTCACTTTCGATTTCGATGTATTTGAACTCGACGATACCGCGACTGCGGCCCTGTACAACGCCGCGCGTTGTCGCAAGCCTGTGACAGCGTTTCTGCAACTGGGAACTCTGCCTGGCAGCATGTTGGGCATTTATCTGAGCGCGCTGACTCCGCAGGTTCCAACTGACGATTCCAGCCAAAAGCAGTTGGTTTGGAAATTCACGGGATCGCGCGCCGGAAACGGTACGCCCAACGCGGAGATCTTCGTGGCCTTCGCGTGAAACAACTCGACGATCCTCGCCATGAAGAACAAATAATCTCTCGCAACTTCTAAAGCCGCACGTTAAACTTAAGTCCTTCAGCCCGGAATGTCTCTGGGGGAGGACGACAGATGCCCTGTGCGGCAGTAATCGCGACAGTCCTAGACCAGCGAATGCTAGAACGCGCGGGCACCATCGAGCCTAGCACGACTCCCGATGCTGACCTACCGACTAGGGCCGGAGGCGAGATCGCTTCTGAAGTCGGCCAACGGTATCTGCTTCGGTTCCTAATGGAAAGCCAGCTTGAATCGGTCACGCAGGGAACCGGCGATCGAACGTGGGTCACGCCAACACCCTACAGTTCAGGGGAATGTGGCTCGTGGCTCAATCTTCCCCAGCCCCACAAGCCGAGAGATTACGTTATGTTCCTCGACGCGACCAAGATTCCGGTGATTCAGGGACCGCGGAAGGTGGCAGGAGGAATGGGTATCGAGTACCTCCTGCCAGACGGCTTTCCTAAGGAAGCCATAGTTTTCGGCTGGCCACGCAAGGTAGAATAATAACAGGAGGTCTAACATGCCGAACGAGAGAAAGTCGTTTGAAAGGCTCGCTGAGGTAGTGGCTGATGCCGCTTGCAGGAGGGGCTTCCGGACGCGTGGACCTTGGGCCGAACGCCATGGCAGTTGGGAGATCGCGTTCCTGAAGCCCGGTCAGCATGAAGGGGATCTGGATAGGTTCATTTTCTTGTCGTTCACACCCCTTCGTGCAGCTTCCCACGAAGGCGATGTTGAGATACGGAAAGGCGCTTCTGAGATGGGAAAACGATTCGCCTCTGAAGTAGAGCTTACCGTCTCGGTCGCGGGTCAGGACCTCTCGGACGGCGTGATCGACGAGATTCTGAGAGTCGGCTTTCAACGGGCGGTCGACAGTGTGGTCCGGATGGAACCGAGTGATCTGAAGGAAGTGCATGATCTCCTGGCTCCCCAGGAGATGCCCGCGTTTCGATAGATCCTAGCGTCAGCCAATTCAGCTAAAGCTACGATTGCCCGAGTCCGGCGTGTCCTCGTCGCCGAAGAGGACGCTGGTGTGACAATTCCAATCGCGTTTTGGGTCGTGTCGCTCGCTAGTGAAGTCAACAGCCGCAGTTAGCAAGGCACCTTCAAATCGCGCCCGGAGGAAGAGCATGAACTACTCCAGCACCATTGAAACGGAATCCCGCGCAATTCCCGGCGTGACGTTCCGCATCCGTCGCGTGTCGTTTGGACGCCGGTTGGAACTCGCGCGCACACTGCGCGACCGCCTGGAGGCGATCGCGCGCCTGGCGCTCACCGAAGACAGCCCGTCCCGCGCGGCACAGACTGCGCTGATCTCCGCGGAAATGGATGCGGTTCATCTCCGCTGGGGACTCGACGCGATCGAGGGTCTGGAAATTGACGGCGCGCCGGCAACGGCCGACTCGCTGATCGAATCGGGA